TCTCCAAGCCCTGAAGGAACAGACGTACAGGGGTCTGGTAACGGCACAATCGGAGTCGGAACTGCGCCAACTGCAGGGGAAAGCGGCTTTACTGGAAACCCTCCTCAAACTGAAGGATAACCACGAGGCTATAATCAAGAATGGTTGACCGCATCGACATTGGGATAGACACGGAGCAAGAAACCGACACCGGCTTTTTTACAAGTCAGCGTACGGTTACTCCTGAGCAGTATAAATCAAGCTTCATAAATTTTTACAATACTGCTCTCGGTCTGCCCAGTCTCGAAGAGGAGACGGGTATCGAGGTTGAAACCCCGACCGTCGAACTTGCTGAACCCGGGGTTCGCGAACCTTCTGACGATGACGGACCTCCAAACATCCTCGAAATGACATCCCTCACCACGGGTGAGCCGATGTACGAAGTCCAGTTTGTTGATGGCAACCAGACGCAGTTCGAAAGCTACTCCGACTATCTCAAGGGAACTACCTACAAAGACCGCATACCTTTTGTCCAGAATATCCTCGAACCTACTATGACCGGCAATTTCAAGGATATCAAGTTTGGTGAGACTGTAAGTGCGGAAGTAGAAGCGGGTATCGAAGCAGTAAAGACAGGTGCAAAGGAGTTGCCCAGCAGTTTCGAACTCGCTGCAAAACGGATGACGGGAAAAGAACTGACCCCCGCAGAAAATGCCAAGCTAGATAAAACCTACGCGAACATTACCAAGGGTCTTCTCCCGCTTATGGGTGGCATTCCCGGAGCCATCGTATCCACAGTCATAGGCGGTCGTACAGTTAAGAATGCGTTCGGTAAAAACTCCTTCCTTCCCACTGGGCCTCTTGGGATAATGGGTGAGATTATTCACGCCAAACAATATGCGGGAATGGCCAAAATTCGAGCAGCCAGAAGTGCATACGCGCAAGGGGATATGGCGGGGACAGAACTGGGGCCGATGAATTTTAGCAAGGTTGACGTTGGATTTGCCATGACCATCGGCAACATGGGTATCCTTCGGGAACCCGGTTCCGGAACCTTTACCGGCAACACGCAAGGGATGGACATCCAACAACTTCTTGCCCTAGAGGCTGTCAGCAAAGGCTACGACCCCACCCGTGGTCGTTACAATCCTTTGAATCCGAGCAAGAACCAGACGGTTGCCGAGTCGGGGGGTATGTTCGTCTCCGATAACCCGATGGACGGATTCTTCCGGGCAAACGGAACATTTTACAGTTCACGTACCGGGGCATCGGCAGCCTACTCTAATAAAAGAGACGCAGAGAAAGCTGCTGCTACGGCAGGTATTACCTACGACGAATTTCAAAACGCTCTCAGCGCGGCTCGTTCCGGTTCGAAGACCCTCGACGCGGCTATCCGGGATATCAAGGATGCTAAGGTAGCAGCGAGAGACTCTGACGGACCATCGGCACAGCCTAGGCAGCCGATTACGGTTACCCAAGCAAGGCCGGGTGAAATGCCTCAGAGCGAAGCCGCTGCAAAGGCACAGCGGGAAAGTGATTCTGATGACAGTGGATATAGCAGTAACGTCGGTGGCGGTGGTGTATCGCAAGATGTTCGTGATGCTATTTCTGATGCCGGAATTTACTCAGGAGGTGGTAGATACGGAGGATTTAATCAGGGTGGTCGCGTCGGCCTTGCCATGGGCGGCGCACCCGGCGCAGCTAGTGGCTTTGTAGACCGCCCGCCTGAGCAGGTTCCCGAAGACCAGACAGTTGCGGACAACCGTCCTGCCCAACTCCCAGAGGGAGCCTTCGTCATCAACGCTGCAGCCGTCGAGTTCGCGGGAAGCAATGATATCAAGAATATGTTGCTCGATGCTCACAAAGAATCGATGAGACGCGGATTAACGGTTGACAAACAAGGAAACGGTGCTAAAATGATAGATGTGGCTATCTCCAGCGGCGAAGTTGTCGTCGCGCCACATCTCGCCAAAATCATCGGATATGACCGCCTAGAGAAAATCAATAATCGCGGCAAAACCGAAACTCGCGAACGCATCGAAGAAAATGGTCAGGCTCCTGCTCCTGCCACGATGCAAGCTGCTACTGGCATGTTAATCTCAGGACAGCTATCTGAGCCGACTCTCACGCAACAGGACTTGCGTCAACAAGGCTTTCTTTCCTCTGAGTATCCTTCGATGCCAGATACGCCTATTCCCTCCCGTGACGAAGATACCTTTTTTGGATACACCATAGGCGAGTTGAAGGAAGCAATCAAGGGCGTCGAGATTAAGGGTTTTGAAAAAGACCCGTACATTATCACAGGTGCTGCACGAGGAAAAGACAAATCGTCTGCCTTCGGACCTATGCAAGTTACCTATTCTACCCTAGAAGATTTTCAAAAGCGAAGCCCAGAATACAAACTTCTAGATAACGACAAAAAAGAATACGTCAACGATTTGATACAGCAGGGTCGTGATGTAGTCAACTACCAAAAGTTTGGCGCAGTCTATCGAAACGGTAAGCGTCAAAAAGTTTCTAAACAACAAGCTAAAAATTTGAAGGCGTACGGCAGCGGCACTATGGACCGCGCCCGCCACGAAGAACATTACGACGTTGTGGCTGATATGGTCCTTCGTCTTAAATTATCGGACCACGAGAACATTAAGGATGCTTTGGCTTCTTACGGCGAAGGCCAAGCCTATGCAAACAAGGTTCTCAAAGGTCTAGAATAATTCGTCAGCTACCCGCAAGTTCGCGGCCCTGACACAACCGGAGCGGCTACCCACAGCCAAGTGGCCCCGCGAGTGAGGTAAATCAAATGGCAAAAGCAAGAGGCCACCGTGCCAACAAAGCTAACGATTCGTTCGGAACAGTAAACAACGGGTCGTTGTATCGTGGAAAATACCGTGATGAAGTCTACGAAGACGATGACGATGAAGCGGTAGAAACTGCAGAAGCACAAGAAGCGGACCCCCAAAAAGAGGCTACTCCGCAAGAACAAGCCCCAGACAGTTTCGTAGAGGCCAAAAAAGAAGAGGCCGACCACGATTACAAGAAACGGTATGACGATTTGAAACGTCATTACGATTCGAAGGTAAACGAATTCAAAGAGGAAATCGACACCCTTCGCAAGACGATGACCAAACACGCACAAGAAATGCCGCGTGGGGTCACACCGCCAAAGACTGCAGAAGAACTGGAAGAGTTCAAAAACCAGTATCCGGATGTGTTCGAGGTGGTACAGACCGTATCAAGTCTCCAGACCGAATCACAGGTTGCAAAACTCCGCGAGGAACTCGGTTCCATCAAAGAGCGGGAACAGGAACTAGAAAAGCAGAAAGCCTACGAGGAATTGCTTCGGCTCCAACCCGATTTCAACGAGATTAAGACAGATGAGAAGTTTCTGGCTTGGCTCGAAGAACAACCAACATCAATCTCAGATGGTATCTACAAGAACAATAAGGATGCCCGCTGGGCGGCACGGGTCGTAGACCTCTACAAGGCCGACACTGGCCTTACCAAGAAGAAAACCAAGTCTGCCTCTGCTGCAGAAGCCGTCACTAAGACTCCCGTGCGGGAAGTAAAGACGGAAGCAACAGACGGCAAGAAGATTTGGAAAGCTTCTGAAATCGGCAGGATGAAGCCGTGGCAATTCGAGAAGCTAGAAGCTGAACTCGATGCAGCACGTTCAGAAGGCCGAATCGACTACAACTCTTAACTCTAAACCTCAAACAGGAAGGAAAGACCAATGGCTTTTGATAGCGCATCAGGTTACAATAACCTGCCTTCCGGCAATTTTACGCCGGAAATCTTCAGTCAAAAAGTTCTCAAGTTCTTCCGTCGCGCTTCGGTTGCTGAAGACATCACGAACACCGACTACGCTGGCGAAATCGAGAACTATGGTGATACCGTTCGTATCATCAAAGAGCCTACCATCACCGTTTCTAGCTACTCTCGTGGCTCGGTGGTAAACCCGCAAGACCTCGCTGACGACCAAACCACTATGGTTGTGGACCAAGCGAACGCCTTCGCATTCAAGATTGACGACATCGAAGAGCGTCAGTCTCACGTTAACTTCGAGGCACTTGCCACCTCTTCGGGTGCGTACTCCTTGAAGCGTAACTACGACGCCAACATCCTGACTGCTATGGCATCGGGTGCGGGTCTGACCGGCGAGTCCGGTGCCGCTACTGCTCAGATTTCCGACATCGGTACTCTGGGTTCGGCTCTCGACATCGGCGGTGCAACCACTCCGGGCGACACTGCAGTCAACACCATGCTGGTGATGGCTCAAGCCCTCGACGACCAGTCTGTTCCGGAAGAGAACCGCTGGTTCGTTGCTCCCCCGGCTTTCTACAAGCACCTGTTCTCGGCTGGTGCGAAGTTCGCAGAAGTTCAGGTTACTGGCGATGCGACTTCCCCGCTGCGTAACGGCCTTGTGTCGCTGGGCAACATTGCTGGCTTCCAGTGCTACAAGTCTACTGCCCTCGTCTCGAACGGCGGTACTGACCAAGTAACTCTGTCGGGCCTCGCTACTGACGGGACTGAGAACCTGCTTCTTGCCGGTCACATGTCCTCAACGGCTACTGCTTCGCACATCGCGAAGACCGAAGTTGTCCGTTCGACTGAAACCTTCTCTGACATCGTTCGTGGTCTGCACGTTTTCGGTCGCAAAGTTCTGCGTCCGGAGGCAATGGTTCGCGGCGTTGTTAGCCTCGACTAGAACAGGGAGATTAGATAATGGCTACTTACACTGTAACTAACGCTGTTGCTGGCGTCCCTGTCGGCATCAAGCCTCAACTCGTTGAGGTTGTCCTCGACTTCTCCACCACCACCCTCGTTCATACTGCGGACGTTGTTCAGGCAATCGAGATGAAGGCCAACACTTTGGTCCTGATGGCTGGTGTTGAAATCCTTACTGCAGGTGGTGCAGGTTCGCTCATCGATTTGGGTGACACTGACGAAGACCTGTGGGTTTCGGACCTCGACGGTAACACTGCTAACGGCGTAGAGATGGGTTCTACTCCGAAGCTGTATACCGCCGCCGACACCCTCGACCTCTCGGCTGACACCGCCAGCTTTAGTGGCAAGGTTCGCGTGTTCGCTCTGATGGCAGAACTGGGTGCAGGTGAAACTGCAGCCGCATTCGCCTAACCAACCTGTCAGGGGGGCCACGTGCCCCCTTGACACCCTTTTAATTTTGTGATATAAGCAGGAATCCCTGCCGGGGGTAAACCCACTATGAGCATTACGTATCGTGGAGAAAAGTTCGCTGGTTACAACAAACCAAAGCGAACGCCCGGACATCCAAAGAAAAGTCACGTCGTACTAGCCAAAGAAGGCGACAAGGTACGATTGATTCGTTTTGGCGAACAGGGTGCCAAGACAGCCGGTAAACCCAAAGCCGGTGAATCTGACCGGATGAAGAAGAAACGTGCAAGCTTCAAGGCCCGTCACGCCAAGAACATCAAGAAGGGTAAGATGTCTGCGGCTTACTGGGCCGACCGTACAAAATGGTAGGATAACATGCTAACTGCGTTGATTGGCCCCATCTCGCAACTTGCGGGTACGTGGCTCGAAGGAAAGGTTGAAAAGACCAAAGCCGAAACCGGTGCGAAGGTTGCCAAAGCAAAAGCCGAAGCAACCATCATGGAAAAGAAAGCTACCGGTGAAATCGACTGGGACTTGGAAGCTATCAAGGGAAGCCAATCCTCGTGGAAAGACGAGTGGTTGGTTATTTTGTTTTCGGTACCCTTGATTCTTGCGTTCATCCCCGGAATGGAAGGTGTCGTAGCTAACGGCTTTGCACAGCTAGATGCGATGCCCGAATGGTACCAGTATTCGCTCGGTGTAATTGTTGCCGCATCGTTTGGCGTTCGTAGCGCAACCAAGTTCTTTGGAAAGAAATAACTATGGCAGAGATGACCTTCGAACGCATTGCACAGTGGAAGCTTCTTCCCCGCTTTATGATGCTCATCATGACCTTGATGTCGTGGCGTTGTGCAGAGTGGTTTATGAACTTGGACGCCCCAACAGCAGCACAGTCCGCCTTTGTGAGCGTTGTGATGGGTGCTATGACCGGTGCGTTTGGCATCTGGATGGGCGGAGAGAATAAAAAATGAAATACAACACGTCACATTTCTTGGACAAGCTGATTGCACACGAGGGCATGGTCCTCACTGTGTATCAGGACACTCTCGGCATCGACACTATTGGTATCGGGCGCAATTTGAAAGACCGGGGGATTAGTAAAGAAGAACTCGATTACATGGACATTCCGTCGATGGCTATCGTGTACGAACACGGTATCACGGAAGCGGATGCACGTTATCTTGCCTTGAACGACATCAAGATTGTTGAGGACGAACTGTGCCGTATGCACCCGTGCGTCGAAGAGTTGGATGCGGTACGTCAGCTAATCCTGATGGACATGGCCTTCAATATGGGTGTGCCACGCCTCTGTAAATTCAAGAAGATGTGGGGTGCGATTCACGACCACAAGTTTGACATCGCGTCGATTGAGATGCTCGACTCCCGTTGGGCGAAACAGGTAGGTTCGCGGGCTGTCAAGCTTTCGGACGCAATGAAGAAGGGAGAGTTCTGATGCCCCTAACTGAAAAGGGCAAAAAGATTATGTCTTCGATGAAACGCACTTACGGGGGTAAGAAGGGTGAACAAGTCTTCTACGCAACAGCTAACGCCGGAAAGATTAAAGGCGTCGAGGAAGC